AATGTTCTGAACCATATAACCTGGGCCAAGCCTAGCGGTGTATGGAGGCGGCAAAATAAAGAGAGCCTGCGGGCATTCTTCCCGGCAACCGAGCGCATCATATTCGCAGAGCATTACGGCGCGTCTGGTTACGCTAAAGGTAAATCGGGGTACGCCAGCAAATGTGCAGAGTTGCGGAAAGACGTATTTTCTCCGTTGATTGGTACATTTGCGTCAGCCCGACAGAAGCTGGGGATCTCGGCAGCGGATATTAACGCTTCGACAGGAAAACAGATGTGTTCACACTGGTTTTCCGCATCGCAGTGGCAATTGCCGTCACCAGATGATTTCAACAAGTTGCATACACTGTTCATGCAGCGAGCGCAGACTCTCGGTGTCTCATGCCCCCCACAGTTCGATGCAGGGTACAGTGACCATGAAAAGCAGTATGCCGATCTAAAAACGCAATACGATGCAGTTAAAGGACAATACGACGACCTAAAATCTCAGTACGAAAGTCTTCGCAGACCTTTTTCGGTAACTGCAGATGTACCCTATACCGATGTTTGGGAATTTCCTTCAGTACAGTATTACCCCGGAAAGCATCCATGCGAGAAGCCAGCTGCGATGATGGAGCACATCATCAACAGCAGTTCTCGCCCTGGTGATGTAGTTGCTGATTTTTTCATGGGGTCAGGTTCAACGGTTAAGGCAGCTTTGAAGCTGGGACGCCAGGCTATAGGCGTTGAGCTTGAAGAGGAGCGCTACTTTCAAACAGTAGAAGAAGTTAAAAGCATGGCTTTTAATTAAATTCGTCTATTTTTTAAAAATAAAAGCCTCGGGATTTCCGGGGCTTTTTTATAAAATTTCCGGAGAATGTATGGCAAAAATAAAACTCACGCTTGAACAAATCAGGTCACTGGCTAAATTTGCAGAAGAAGAAGGTCAGCCAGAGTACACCATCTGTCATGGGAAAATCCCTGGATTTGATGACATAGATGATTACGATGGGTTGATTGCGTTTTCTGGTTCAGAAGAGCATGGGGTTTTGGCACTGGATGATATAGGTCAGGAAGATATTAAATGAAAGTTTATATCTCCGGCCCAATGACAGGCATTAAAAATTTCAACCACGATGCTTTTAATAAAGAAGCAGACCGCTTAACCCAATATGGGCATACCGCTCTTAACCCAGCTAGTTTACCAGCAGGTCTGGAACAGCATGAATACATGGATATTTGTATCGCCATGGTTCGGTGCGCAGAGGCAATACTGATGCTTCCAGGTTGGCAAACATCGTCAGGTGCAATTTCAGAATATCATTACGCAGCCAAAAAAAACCTCCCGGTTTACTCAACTCTTCATTACCCACCATCACTATCAGGCGTGGAATAATAAAGGACAGGACATGAAAGTAGTAGATATAAATATGCTGCCAGGTAGTAGCAAAACAACAGTATTAGTAGCAATGCTGAAGGGATTTAATCGGTACGAGCTAAATATGATGTTCGTTGGCTCAGAAGAAAAATGCCAACTGATGATTAATTACCATTCAATTCCTAAAGAATGGACCTATGTAATACATCGCCTCCTTGATAAAAAACCCTTGATGCTACCAAAAAACATTGTGTTTGATGACTGTGAATGTAACGAATTGTTTGCAAGACAAAGAACGGGGTCAGGAATTAATGAATTAATAAGTGGAATAGATCATGATGGATATGCATATGTGTTCAACTCATACCCGCAGCCTCATACAATCACTGTTAATCCAAACGAAACTGACATGAAGTTAATAAAGCTTAAACTGAACGAAGCCAGTCATTCACTGGATTCTATAAGCTCAATTTTACAAAAAGGTTGAAGCTTTAACGCCGTGCGACCACGGTCGCACACCCCACCCTCACAGACATGAGTGTTGTCGCGTAACGGGTTCATAGCCCAATCTGCGAGGCTTAATAGCACTCATGTCTGTGGGGGTAGTCCATCTATTCACCGGGATTTAATTTCAACAGATGAAGAAGAATATTCTGGCTGCTTTTACTTTGGTGGCCGCTTCCATATTGATTGTGGCCTGCTCTGCAGTAACTTTCACCCGCGCCACAGGAGCAAAAGGGCAAAGTATCACCAATGCTGAGGTTCAGTCAAACAACACAGTGGTGCTGACGTATCCGAACGGCTCGGCCTGCATCGATACCAACCCCGGCAAAAGCCAGACCTGCAAAGGAAAGTGATATGCGAACGCTGACGTTATGCCTGGCGTTGTCGTGTTTGCTTACTGGCTGCGTATCCCAGCGTTACGTCGGCGTGCAGATCACTTCAACTGAACCAATGGAATCTACCCGCGTACTAATTGATGGCCGCGCGGTAGTCATTTGCAATATAGATAACCAGAAATAAAAGGAACAGACTATGAATCAAGATAAAGACAATAATCAGTATGCATCAGGACTTAATATGGAAGTGCTTTTGGAGAATGCTCTTTTCAATATAAAAGAAGCCGAAAAAGAAAATGACAGGATTAACAAGCTTGAAAAACAAGTACAAGATCTAATTGATAAACTTCATAGTGATAGCGCAGTCAGCATAAAGTCAGATCACTTTAAAATAGAGAATGGTGCCGTATCAATCACCGATATTTACATTACAGAAGGTTCAATTACAAACAAAAAACCTTACCCAAAATTAACTGCTAACCCCTTCAGTTCAGAGGTCATTGGTATTGAGTGCAGCTTTCCAGAAATTAGCTGTCGATATCAATCAGTAGATAAGCATGGTAATGTAGCAAATTTTCCAGATGCGTTTGATCTTAAAAGGATTGATATCTTACGCTGCAAATTAACTGCTTCAAGTCATTACTGTAGCATCAACCTAATATATGAAGAAGATTATGACGAGAGTTCTACCATGAAAGCGGTTGAGCTAAGAGCGATAGACTATCTGGCAAAAGTGCTTTCTGGATTGGGTGTCACGGTTAGTTCTGAAGTAAATAAGTTGTTCTGTACTACTACTTTGGAGTGCCCATGAAAAGATTAATCGTTACCATTTCTCGACTGGAGCTGCCACAAGATGAATTGACTTCAGGTTTCACCGTTTCGTTCCGGGTGTTACAGAGAGGGAGATTGTTGCTGGCTGATAGCATCAGCGGAAAGACCAGCATACCGTACCGCAGAGTGTACGAGGTTGATGCGACTGATGATGGAATTGTTATTGAGCTTGATTGCGGTTATGTGAAATGCCTGATTATCAGCGCAGACCTTGAGCCATGAACCATGGTTGTCAACATACTGGCCTCGTATCTGCGGGGCTTTCTGCATTATAAAGAGGATACTCACAGTGAATGAAGCAAAGCCGCAAGACGGCAATACCGTGAAGGGCTATCGCACGCTGACCACAGACGATATCGCGCAAATGAATGAGTTTAAAGAAATTAGCCGTGATTTTTGCGAGAGGCTTGATATCGAGCGCAACCATCTATCTCTGGAGGTTGTAGACGCCAACTCTGAGGGCGCTAGCGAGCGTGCTGAAGCGTTGCGCTGCCTGGCGATTGCACGCACCAAAATGCAGGAAGCCTGCATGTGGGCGGTTCGCGCTGTCGCGCGCCCTGACGCTGACTGCTAATCCCCACCACAACAAATGATAACCATTATCATTTGGGTCCTTTCCGGCAATCCTGGCAATTACGGGGCGGCAGCGTCGCGGTCTAGCGCTACTTATGAAAATTTTCAAAAATGGTGGTTGTTGTTTAGTCGTTTCTCTCCAGTCCATACCCTGCGCGGCTTTCAGGAAAAAATACGACAACTAGACATCAAAAAAGTGAGGGGGCAATGACTATTTACCTGAATAAGAAGGATATGGCAACCAGTTTGCGCATTTCTGTCCAGGCCTTTGATAAATGGGGTGTCGAACCTGTAATGAGGGAAGGGAGGGAGGTGCTCTATGACGTCCGGAGCGTGCTTGATAATCGGTTGGTGCATAATAATGAAGCAAAAAAAACAGATGAGGAATCGGACCAACTTGATGAAGAAATCAAGGCTGAACGCTTACGACTCCTGAAAGCGCAGGCTGACGAACAGGAGCGGGAAAACGCTCGTGCAGAGGCGTTCCTGGTCGATACTGCATTCTGCACATTTGTTTTAAGCCGGGTAGCCAGCGAAATAGCCAGCATTCTGGATACTATTCCCCTTGCGTATCAGAGAAAGTTTCCAGGCTTGAGTAAAAATCATGTTAATTACCTTCAGGAGGAGATTATTAAGGCAAGAAACAGGGCAGCAAAGGTGGAGGGGATTATTCCTAAACTGTTAAATGAATATATCGAAGGAACAGTTAACTAATCTTATTTCTGCTGTAGAAACTGGTCTCGCTGCACTATTTAAACCTGAAGAAATGACAGCCGTCGAATGGATGGATGAGCATTACTATCTGCCGAAAGAAAACAACTATCAGGAAGGTCGCTGGGAAACCCTGCCTTATCAAAAAGCGATCATCAATGCAATGGGTTCCGATGATATACGCCGGGTCAACGTTGAAAAGTCAGCCCGCGTTGGTTATTCGAAAATGCTTTTTGGCGCACAGGCGTATTTCATCGTGCACAAGCAGAGAAGTATCATCACATGGCTGCCAACTGATGAAGATGCTAAAGATTTCATGAAGGTCGACGTGACGCCGACTATTCGCGATGTACCTACTTTACTGGCACTGGCACCCTGGTACGGTAAGAAACACAAGGATAATACCGACACCATAAAAATTTTCTCCAATGGACGAAGTCTGCGTATTCTTGGGGGGAAGTCGGCCAGGAGCTACCGTGCCAAGTCAGTTGATGTGGTGGCCTACGATGAATTGTCATCGTTCGACGAGGATATTGAAGGGGAAGGTTCACCGATAAA